GATTTAACTAGCAGAGGCTACGGAAACACGAGGCAAGCATTCAATTATGATGGCGGAGATTTCAACGTAAAGCTACCTTTTGAGAATCTCATGATGCAGAAATTTGAAGGAACTAATTTGCAGATAGGCGAAGCATTGAATGTAGATAGCAATCAGTACACGCCAAAGCCTGTTATAATGTACCAATACGATAACCTAGATACTAGCTTTAGATTTACAGATAACACAACGCCTGAGGAGTTAATTACATACGTTCCTTTTGGTCAGGATCTTTTATACCAAAACATAAACTATACGCTTAACTTTAATGCAGATATTAGTACGCTCCTGGATGCTATTGTACCCAATACATTATACAGCGTTTATTATGAGCCTTACCTTAGCAATCTCTTTAATCTCAAGAACAGAGAAACAAGCATAAAAACCTATTTGCCTATAAGCTTGCTTACAAATCTAAAGCTAAACGACAGGCTCGTAATTAGAGACAAGCGCTATACTATTAATGACATGAAGTCTAACATAACCACAGGGCAAGTTGATTTCGTTTTATTGAATGATTTTACTGAGGTTATCGGAGAGGGCGGAGGCAAGCCTCCTGTACCTATACAGCCATCTGACCAAGCGCAATGTATTGATGTTCGCATCTTATTTCCTAATGGAACAAACAACGCAACCATCACAACAACGGATCCTGGAGTAACTATAACGCCAAGCACATTGTCAACAGATGGAACAGTAGAGGTTTGTATTCCTGCGAATCCTAATACATTGGATTTGCTTGTAACTGAGGATAACGCAGACTACATAAACACGGAAGACTTCATAAGATTAAGAACCGAAGAAGGTAATGTAGCTATTTACACCTTGACTGTAACATACGATTATGCAGACGGAACACAAGTAGCAAATCAAATATTTATACAACAACAACCGTAATGTTAAAGAACATAATAGACTTACTACAAATAGACGATTTTATAGAAGGAAGCTACAACATACAAGTAGCAAAAGGATTATACGCTATGCCAAAAGGAATTAAGGAAACTTACAAGCAAAAGAAGCGAGAGCAGGTTATAAAAAAACGAGTAAAAAAAATTCTTAAATAATGGCAACAAATAAGACAGTTACTTTAGAGGCAAAAACTAAAGGCTTTGATGAGGCAGAAAAGCAAATTAAGGATGTAGCAAAAGCAACAGAAGTTGCAAACGATTCTGTAGAAGGCTTAAACAAAACATTTGAACAAGTCTACGGTGAACTGCAACCGCTTACTACAAGAATGGGTGAGGCTGAGGATCGACTTTACGAATTAGCTGCGGCAGGAGACACCACAAGCAGAGAGTATCAAGAACTTTTAACAAAAGTTGGAGATTATCGCAAGGTACAAATACAAACAGATTTAGCGGTTGATTCAGCAGCAACTACTTTAGGTCAAAAGCTAGGAGGCGCTTTAACAGGCGCAACAAGCGGCTTTGCAGCGGTGCAGGGCGTAATGGGTTTAGTAGGCGGCGAATCGGAGCAACTTGAAAAAGCATTACTTAAAGTACAAAGCGCTTTAGCAATTCAGCAAGGCGTTCAAGGAATACGCGAAGCCATACCTTCATTTAAACAGTTTGGAAGCGTTGCAGTAAAAGCATTTCAAGGCATGACAGCAGCATCCAAAGCTTTTGCCTTAACAGGAATTGGCGTGGTTATAACTGCAATAGCAGCGCTTAGTTATGCCTTAAATAAATTAGACGAACAAGAACAAAAAGCAGAAGAGGAAAGAGAAAGGAGGCATCAAAATGAAATATATCGTCTTGACCAAGAATTAGCTAAAAGGAGAAATCAGCAGCAAGAGCTAAGCAACCAATTAGATGCCGAACAAGAAGCTAGAGAACAGCAAGTAAGACTTTTACAAGCGCAAGGCAAAGACATTGCAGAAGCAGAATTGCAGGCGGCTATTGGATTTATTGAAAATGTGGAAGCAAAAGGCAAAGCTGCAGCAGAACAATACAGGATATTAGAGCAAGAAGCCAAAAAGTTAACATTAGCAGAGTCGCTTGGCGAAAAAGGAGAGCTTAACAAAAAAGAACGCGATGCTTTAATGGCTCAAATGCTAGAGCTAAAAAAAATACAAGAAAAAGCTTTTGATGACATAGAAGTATTAGAAGCGAAACAGGAAAAAGACCGTAGAAACAAAAGAAATGAAAATAACAAGGCAGCAAGAGATGCTGCAAAATTACAAGCAGAAAAACTTGCAGAAATAGAGCGACAACGTTTACAAAATATTGAAGACTTAGAAAATTCTTTTTTAGATGAGCTTGAAGCAATTTCAGAACAAAACTATCAAAACACTTTAACAGATCAAGAACGCGAAGTGCTTGCAGTACAAGATAAATATTTTAGGCTTGAAACTTTAGCAGAAGGCAATGCAGAAGCCTTAAAGGAAATTGAAATAGCAAAAGCAAACGAACTTAATGATATTAATTTAAAATATGGTCAAGAGGCGCAAGACCAACAGGATGCTTTAGATGCAAAAGCTATTGAAGCAGCTAAAATCGTAGCAGATACAAAAAATTCAATTAGAGAGGCAGAGTTTGCAAATATTGAAGCAGGAATAAATCTTGCTAAGTCTTTATTTGGAGACAATAAAAAACTACAAGCGGCAGCATTGATTGCAGAGAATGCAGTAGGTATTGCTAAAACTATTATAAACACGCAAGCAGCAAACGCAGCAGCTGTCGCTCAGGGTACAGCTTTAGCTATACCAACAGCAGGCGCATCAGTTGCAGCAGCATCAGCAGCGGTATTACAAAACAATATATCAGCAGGAATTAGTATTGCGGCATCTATAGCAGCAACAGCGCAAGGTCTTAGCGCATTAGGAACAGGAGGCGATACAGGAGGCGGAGATTTGCCTGCAGGAGGCGGAGGCGGAGCGCAAACGCCTAATTTTAACGTTGTCGGAGACTCAGGCGTGAATCAACTCGCTGAATTACAGCAGCAGCCTACTCAGGCCTATGTCGTCAGCGGAGAGGTTACAACAGCTCAGGCGCTAGATAGGAACAGAGTACAAAATGCAACACTTTAAATAAAATTAAGTTATATAGACATGAGAATAGTAGAGCTAATTATTGACGAGAATGACGAGGCTAGCGGAATTGATGCGATTAGTCTAGTTGAAACTCCTGCGATTGAGAGTAACTTTATTGCGCTAAATAAACACGAATTATTGTTGAAGGAAATAGACAGCGAGAAACGCATTTTAATGGGTCCTGCGCTTATTCCTGACAAATCTATTTACAGACGAAATGATAACGGAGACGAATACTATATATATTTCAGCAAAGATACCGTAAGAAAGGCAAGCGAGTTATTCTTTAAAAAGTCAAACCATCAGAATGCTACCTACGAGCATGAGAAAAAGATTGACAACATGACTATTGTTGAATCTTGGATTGTTGAGGATCCTAAAAAAGATAAGACAGCTTTGTATGGCATGGATGTTCCTGCAGGTACTTGGATGGTTAGCATGAAAGTAGATGACGAGAAAATTTACAACGATGCAAAGGAGGGTACTATTAAAGGCTTTTCTATTGAGGGGTATTTTGCGGACAGATATGATTTAAAAAAAGATACATTTGAAAGCCTAGAGCGAGAGTATTTAGTAGAGGAATTAAAGGAGTTTTTAGATGTTACAGAATTAGAGTCATTTAATGACTATCCTGATGCTGCAAGCAACAATGCCAAGCGAGGAATTGCCTTGAATGAAAAGGTAAATAATAAGTGTGCGACAAGGGTGGGAAAAATCAGAGCAAAGCAGCTAGCCAATAAAGAAAAAGTCTCAGAGGCAACCATAAAAAGAATGTACTCTTATTTATCTAGAGCAGAAGTATATTACGAAAAAGGAGATAAAGAAAGCTGTGGATATATTTCTTACTTATTATGGGGAGGTAAATCAGCAAAGAATTGGGCAGAATCTAAAATTAAGCAGTTTGAAAAGTAGCCAAACAGGGAGACTAGGAGGCAGGAAGGCTTGCCTATGTAAAAACGGAACATACGACGTAAAATGTTGCGATGGTTCTATATGGGCGCAAGGCATTGGCAGAACGACTAGAGATGTATCTACTGCCTATAAGTATAAAATAACGCATTGTTCTACAGGTCATCATCACAACGTTCATATACATGGAACAGAGTTAACCGTAGGTAATGTTTACTATTTTGATTTTGCTAATGCTCACCATAACGGATGCTATACCGTTACAGAAACAATATCAGGCTCAGGTTTGCATATAGATTCAGTAGTCAATTACGTTGATTGCGCTGCTTGTATAGCGGCTAATTAAAACCAATTTGCAACAGAAATAGCATTATTCAGTTATATACCTAGAAACAAATAATAAAATGAAAGAAATAACATTACTTAACAAAGTACGCGAGCTGCTCGGAATGGAGATAAAGCTAGAACAAAGAAAGCTAGAAGATGGCGTTACAATTATTGAGGCAGATGCTTTTGAGGCAGAGGCAGAGGTTGTAATAATCACAGAAGATGAACAAAGAATACCGTTACCTATTGGCGAGTACAAAATGGAGGATGGAATGATTTTAGTAATTGCTGAGGAAGGTATTATAGCAGAAATCAAAGAAGAGGCAGCAGAAGAGGAAGTTATTGAAGAGGAAGCAGAAAAGGAATACGAAGAAAAAGAGGAAGAAATGGCAACAGAAGAGGCTAAGCCTGTTAAAAAGGTAGTTGAATCTGTAAGCAAAGAAACTTATTTCTCAGAAATCGAAGCCTTGAAAAAAGAAAACGAAGAGCTAAAATCTCAGATTGAAAAACTTTCTAAAGTTGAGGAATCAACTGAGGAAGTAGTTGAGGAAAAAACGGAATTATCAGCAGAGGAATTGGATCCTGCAGTAAAGCCTATTTCTTTTAATCCTGAGAACAAACAAGAAACAGAGCGAATTTTGTACGCTCAGAATAGAACAGAAACTACTCTAGACAGAATTTACAGAAAATTAAATAAATAATTAATAATTAAAACCTAAAAATTATGGCAGATCAGCCAACTTTTGCGCCAAACACCTATGCAGGTAAAGCAGCAGGAAAATACATCTCTGCGGCACTTTTAAGCGCACCAACTATTGAAAACGGTGGAGTTACCGTTTTAGAAAATGTTAAATTCAAAGAAGTTTTACAGACTTTGGATACTAACACATTATTAACTGATGCGACTTGCGACTTTGACGATACTCGTACCGTAACTATGGGCGAATCTGTTTTACAGGTTAAAGATATGCAAGTAAACCTACAACTTTGTCGCTCACAATTCCATAACTCATGGACAGCGGCTGAGATGGGAGCATCTGCATTCGCAGACATTCCTGCATCTTTTGAGGATTACCTACTTGGTTATGTTGCTTCTAAAGTAGCTGCATCTAACGAGACTTTATTATGGTCAGGTGTTGCAGGAGCAAATGCTTACGATGGTATCGTAACAATCTTAAATGCAGCAGGCCTTCCTGCAGCTCAGGACATCGCTAAGGTTGTTGCAGGTATAGACGCGGCAAACGTCATCGATGAGATGGGCAAGGTAGTCGATGCTATTCCTACAACTGTTTACGGTGCTGAGGATTTAAAAATATACGTTGCTTCTAACGTTGCAAGAGCTTACGTAAGAGCGCTTGGTGGATTTGCAGCAGCAGGTCTTGGAGCTAATGGTACAGACAACAAAGGAACGCAATGGTACACTAACGGAGCATTATCTTTCGATGGTATTCCTGTATTCGTTGCTAACGGATTGGCAGACGATAACATGGTAGCAGCTCAAACTAGCAACCTTTACTTTGGAACATCTCTACTTTCAGACCATCAAGAAGCGGCTGTAATTCCTGTTCATTTATACGACGGAAGTGACAACGTGAGAATTGTCATGAGAATGTCTTGTGGCGCTCAAGTGGGTATTGCTAACGATTGTGTAGTTTATTCTTAATAATTAATCAGAATTAGAAAAAGGTGGGTAAGATTGCCTGCCTTTTTTTATTCATAAAAACTAAATAAAATGGCGTGTGACATCACAGCAGGTCGAATTGAACAGTGCAAGGACTCCGTTTCAGGATTAAAAGCCATGTATCTAATCAATTACGAAGACCTAAACTCAGATTCTCCAACGTACGTAACTTACGGAACAGGAGATAACGTTGACGAAATTACAGATTGGATTCCTGTCGACGATACAACTCAATTAACTCTTTACAAATTCGAATTGAAGAGTACAGCCAATTCGTTCACGACAGCTATCAACTCTAGTCGTGACAATGGGACAACATTCTTTGAACAAACTTTAGTGGCAGCATTAAAGAGACAAGACGTTGTAACTCACAAGAATGTGAAACTTTTGGCGTATGGTCGTCCAAGAATCATTGTGAGGACTATGACAGACCAATTCTTTTTAATGGGCTTAGACCAAGGCGCAGATGTCTCTGCAGGTGAAATTTCTAGTGGGGCTGCACTTGGTGACTTTAACGGTTACTCGCTGACGTTTACAGCTCAAGAGGAACTACCTGCGAACTTCTTATTAGCTTCATCTGAGGCGGCTCTAAAAACATTGTTTAATAATAGCGCAGGAGATGCTATTATCAATGACGGAACAGTATAAGTTTCCTTACCTTTCATAATGTGTAATTAAGCGCCTAGAGATAGGCGCTTTTTTTGTGTTTAGGATCCAATAAGAAACAAATAATATCAAAATCAGTTATATATACAGCATGATAATACTACAGCCTATATTGACAGAGCAGAGTTTTAGCTTTATACCTAGAAGCCAAACCTATGACGGTTTATTTATCAGAGGCGAATCTACTAATGTAGAAACTGAGATAACAATTACAAGCAGCGTAAATGGAGATTATTACGATACCATAAATGCAACGTTTGTAAATGGAACCTTTAGCCTTATTAAAGATACATTTTATACCCTGGAGCTAAGGAATGGCGCAACGGTAGTGCATAAAGACAGAATCTTTGTAACTGACCAAACGCCTGTAGTTAATTATTCCGTAAATGATGGCGAGTACATCTCTAACGTCAGCACAAATGAATTTATAATGTATGAGTAACAACGTTCACATATTAGAGCTATCAGGTTATGAGGCTCCTGTAATCAAAGAATCAAAACGAGAAAATTGGGTTGAGTACGGAGATGACAACAATTATTATGGGTATCTCATCGACAGATACACGAATAGCACAACAAATAACGCTATTATAAACAACGTTATCCGCTTAGTATATGGCAGAGGCTTATCAGCTACAGATGCAAGCAGAAAGCCTAATGAGTACGCTCACATGATGGCGTTATTAAGTAAAGAATGCGTAAGGCATCTATGCACAGATATTAAACTACTAGGCCAATGCGCAATGCAAGTAATCTATACTAAGGACAGAAAAAAGATTGCTCAGGTTCATCATATACCTGTACAATTATTGCGAGCTGAAAAGTGCAACGAAGACGGAAAAGTCGAAGGTTACTATTATTCAGACGATTGGACAGATATAAAGAAATACGAACCTAAAAGAATTAGCGCTTTTGGATGCTCTCAGGATCCTCAAGAAATATTTTTTGTAAAGCCTTACAGCGTTGGAATGAAATACTACGCCTTAGTAGATTATACAGGAGGCATACCTTACACCGTTCTAGAAGAGGATATTAGTGAATACTTAATAAACGAATGCGAGAGAGGTTTCTCAGGTCGTAGCGTGGTCAATTTCAACAATGGAGTACCTGCAGAAGAGCAGCAGCTTATGATTAAAAATAAGGTGCTTTCGCAACTTACAGGAACAACAGGAGACAAGGTCATAGTTAGCTTCAATAACAACCAAGAGAGCAAAACGACAGTCGATGCGATGCCTGTCAATGATGCGCCTGATTTGTATTCTACGCTTAGCGAGGAATGCTTGAGAAAAATAATGCTTTCTCACAATGTCACTAGCCCATTATTATTTGGAATTGCAAGCAGCAACGGTTTCTCATCAAATGCCGATGAATTAAAAGACTCTTTTGCGCTTTTCTCAAACATGATAATTCAGCCAATGCAGGAATTGTTGCTAGATGCTTTTGAACAGATTCTAGCCTATAATGGAATCAGTTTAAACCTATTCTTTAGAACGTTAAAGCCTTTGGAGTTTGTTGATTTAGAGAATGCTGTTACTGAGGAACAAGTACAAGAGGAAACAGGCGTTGAATTAAACAAAGATTTTACAGATAAGGAAGGGGAGCAAATCCTAGACCATTTAGAAGGCGAAGAGATTGACGAAAATTGGGAACTTGTAGATGAGCGAGCTTTTAAAAATGAAAACGGAGATTTAGACGAATGGATTGAGGAAATAGACAACAAAAAAAGCAAGCTTAGAAAGTTAGCAGATGTTATTAAATCATTTCCTAGCAGAAGCAGCCAATTAGATAAATCAATTTATAAAGTACGTTACAAATATTCGCAAAAATATAGCTCAGGCAATTCTAGAGATTTCTGTAAAACAATGATGGCTAGAACCAACAGAGGCGTTGTTTATAGATTAGAGGATATTGACAAGGCATCTAGAGAAGGCGTAAATAAAAAGCTAGGGCATAAAGGGCAATCG